GCCAGTTAATGTTTTAGAGGGAACATCAAGTTACATGAAGGACCTTTATCCGCTAGAGGTCCTTCTGAAGATTTAGTGCATCAGTAGATACGTACCTAATACATCTGCTCGGTTAGCAGAATCGTCCCCGTCACCGGGTGCAACTACAACGTTCCAAAGATCACGTTTAAAGTTTCTATCACCGTCTGCGTGGGCGCCGCCTAAAGGCTTCTCCATCATTTCTTCATAACTGATAATTGAATCAGGTTGGATAGAATATTTTGCGGCTAGACGTTGTTTAAATGTTTCCCAGTCTTGCTCATTATTCCACTGAATTTTACCCTTTTCATCTTTAATAAGTTTGTTCCCGTCTTTTTGAATTAGATCGGTGAACAATTCTCTTGGAACAACAATAGAGTGTTTTTGTGTACCAAAATCAACTCTTTTTTGCTCTGCTCTCCTAGCACCCATTGAGAAGTTAATTAAAAAGTTAGGTGGACGATTTTGTGTGGCGCCTGCTACGTCAGCCATTTTAGTATAAGCATAGAAATCAACAGTTGGGTGAGTGGCTGCTAACTTATAAGCCATGTCTAAATATTCAGGTGAAAAGAAGTCTCCTGCATCGTGCCAACGTATAGTGACTTTATGTTTCTTTTGTTTTGCATCGCCTTTACGTTTTTCAGCATCAATTTCATCAGATAATTGGTCCATGAATCCTTGAGGATCATTGTACAAAAAGTTTAAGATTCTTGTTTGTGAAAGTGATGTTGCCTTCCATTGAACATACCCACCTTTCATAGCATAGCAAAATGTCTTACATTCGCCTGCTCCCGGGCATGTATTAATAATGATGAATTCTTTCTTTTCTTCATCATAACCCAATCCTGTTAGAGCAGGAAGACCCACATTATAAAATATGTTTACTGTGCCATCACTGTGTTGCATCTTTTCGTTTTGCTTAAGCAATTTTTTAGGTCTTTCAGTGATGTCTTTAGCAAGTTTTTTAAGATCGTACTTGTTACCTTCTTGGTCTACAATGGGAATAAGGTCCATTGCATTACTTCTATGAATATAAGGCTTCTTGTATTTGTCTAGTTTAGTTTTATCTTTTGCTAAAATTCTGTCCAAATACGCTGATAATTCATCTTCTGGAAAAGGCTTAGTTTGAGCACCTTTGATTGCTTCGTCTACATCTGTTTTGATAGTATCTTTCCAACGTCTTTCACGTTCAACATCGTCAGATGCTTTATTTTTATCTTTTTTAATTGGAGGTTTTGCATTCCAAATTCTGTCGTCTAAATCTTTTTGAACACTTTTTCTGTATGGTACAGCAGGTGGGTGCTTGCTTGAGTCCCATTCACCCTCAGTAGTTACTTTCGTTTTACCTGTGCCGCCACATTTGGGACAAGTAACTACGTCATAATTTTGATCAAAATCTGTACCGTCTCCCCAGCATTGATCACACTCTTTTTCACCACCAAACGGTAAATCAGGTTGTTTTGGTTTTGGGGGAGGGTTAGTCCAAAACTCGTTAATTTCTTCGTCTTCGGGAACTTCCTCTTTGTTGTATTCTTCATAATCTGGTCGAATACCCGCATCACGTAAGAATTGATCTAGCGTTTCTACTTCCCATCCAGCAATCATTTTGTCTAATGTTTGTTCTGAATGTGCATAGAAGGGAGCATTTGATTTAACTAAATCTGATGTTTCTCCCGGATTACCTTCAGTTATGGGTAAATTGGGCTTGACCTCAACCGCATTTTCTGTTAGTATGTCTAATATGTTTCGTATGTCATTCATGGTTACGTTAGTTCCAACAATATATAGAGTATTTATGCATGGTTTTCAATAACAACATTAAAAGGATAGGCTTTGCTTGTAAGTGGGTTGAAGACGACCCTAAGAAAGGTATTGTCTCTGTCGAGGGTCTCAACACTGGAGGCACAACACTAACATGGTTGCGTAATAACCGTGACAAAGCAGAAGATAAAATGCTGGAAGTAATGACTAAAAACATTACTAACACATTTAATCTAGTTAAACAAGTGGCTACACTGCCCCCTGCACTACGTATGGTACGTCTTACTAGTGACATGATGACAGGTTACACACACGATGACTGGGCGTACTTTTACAAGTTACCCGATGTTCGCAACGAAATGGAGCGCCTATTTGCACCTATCGGTGACTTTGCACGTGCTAACGATGTACGTTTGTCGTTTCACCCGGGTCAATTTACTGTTCTTGCATCAGATAACCCTAATATAGTAAATAATAGTATTAAGGAGTTTGAGTATCATGTGGATATGGCACGGGCAATGGGCTACGGCAAGCAGTTTCAGGACTTCAAAATCAATGTACACATCTCAGGACGTAATGGTCCCCAAGGTATCAAAGACGTTCTCGGCAGACTTACCCCCGAGGCACGCAACACAATCACAATCGAAAATGATGAAATGTCATGGGGACTTGACGCAAGCCTCGAACTCGTGGACGATCTCGCTCTGGTGCTAGACATACATCATCACTGGGTCAAGGAAGGCGAATACATCCAGCCACAGGACGACAGAATCAAACGTGTGATAGACAGTTGGCGTGGTGTACGTCCTGCTATGCATTACTCTGTATCACGTGAGGATTATCTTGTTGACCACGATACTACTGTCACTCCTGATCTTAATATGCTGTTAGAATCAGGACACAAAAAGCAAAAACTACGTGCCCATTCTGACTTCTATTGGAACGATGCTGTCAATCAGTGGGCTGTGTCACACAACGAGTGGGCCGACATTATGTGCGAGTCTAAAGCAAAAAATTTAGCCAGCATCAAATTGTATGATACATACATAAAAGAGGAAAATAATGTTTGAAGGCATAAAGAATATATTCAAAAAGAAGGAACCGCCTAAAACACAACCAAAACAGAAAAAGTTAACTCCTAAAGAACAGGCAACAAAAAACAACGAACCCTATGTTGCAATTATGCGAGTTGATGTAGACCCTAGTAATGTAGGTAACGGTTCTTTTGATTTAGACTGGAACGATAAGTTCTTGTTAAATCTAGTTAAAGCAGGCTATAAAATGAAAGCCGACGATACTGACAACGAGATTGTTGAGCGTTGGTTCCAAACTGTGTGTAGAAATATTGCACTAGAAGTTTATGAACAGGATCAAGCAGATCCTGAAAATAGAGATCCTATCACCGGAGCAGAAATGAGAGTAGTACAATCAAAAGATTTAGGTGATGGGTTTACCGAGGTAAGTTAATGCACGACGGACTATTAAATACAAATAACATGATCGATACAGTTTTTTGCAAAAAATATCAAAAAGACCTTCCAGCAATGAAGGTTCCGCCGTTGCCAGGACCACAAGGCAAAGAACTTATGGAAACCGTGTCCCAAAAAGCATTTGATGCTTGGAAAGATCATCAGACTACCCTAATTAATGAACGCAGACTAGACTTATCTATAGCAGAGAATCGCAAGTTCCTTGTAGATGAAATGCTAAAATACTTTGATAACAAAGAAGTTGCCCAAGCAGAAGGGTATGTTGCTCCGGCAACGATTGATCCGGTACAACAATTTGTTCCCCAACCACCAGACGATACTACGTCAATTATAGATTAATTTACCCAAAGTTTCACAAAAGGCTTGCTATATACGTATATTTTGCGTATAATAGTGTCATATTATTTGATAAATAATTATGGAGTCTACATGAGATACGCACTAATTGACACTGCTAACACGTTTTTCCGTGCCCGTCACGTTGCCAGTCGCAGTAGTGACACGTGGGAAAAGATCGGTATGGCGTTGCATTTGATGTTTGGGTCAGTCAATTCAGCAGTAAGACGTTTTGGTATCGATCACGTTGTGTTTTGTTTAGAGGGTCGCAGTTGGCGTAAAGACTTTTACACACCTTACAAAGCCAATCGTAAACTCAACGAACAAGCAATGACTGAAGCAGAACTAGAAGAAAATAAAATGTTCTGGGAGACATATGAAACTTTTACTACGTATCTTAAAGAAAAGACTAACTGTAGTGTGTTGCGTGATCCTCAAGCAGAAGCAGATGACTTGATTGCTAGGTTCATTTCATTGCATCCTAAGGATGATCATATTATTTGCTCATCTGACACTGACTATTTACAGTTACTTGCAACTAACGTACATCAGTACAATGGTGTATCTAATCAGTTTATTACTATTGATGGATACTTTGACGATAAGGATCGTCCTATCAAAGACAAAAAGACAGGTGAAGTCAAACTGTTGGAAGACCCTGCATATTTGCTGTTTGAAAAGTGTATGCGAGGTGACGCTACTGACAACGTATTCAGTGCATATCCCGGTGTACGCAAGAAGGGAACAAAAAACAAAACAGGTTTGCTAGAAGCGTGGGAAGACAAAGAGAAAGGCGGTTTTAATTGGAACAACATTATGTTGCAACGCTGGGTTGACCATGACGGTGTAGAGCATAGAGTACGTGATGACTATGAACGTAATCGCACATTGATTGATCTTAATGCCCAGCCCGATGCTGTCAAGGATCAAGTCGATAATCATATCAAAACAGGTCTGCGTACTAACAATGACATACCTCAAGTAGGTGTACATTTTATGCGTTTTTGTGGCAAGTATGAACTTAATAGAATTAGTGATCAAGCAGACAGTTACGGCAAATGGCTAAATACACCATACAAAGGCAGTTTAGTTGATGGCTAACGCATTTTTCTTTATTGACGATTTTTGGGAAAACCCAGATGAAATAAGAAACCGCGTTATTAATGGTGCATTAGGTTGGCATCCAGAACAAGTAAGTGAGGGATTTCCAAACGGCAATGCTCCTTGGCAAGGAAAAATGACTACTGCAAAATGTTTGCCCGGGCCTAAATATAATTTAGAATCAACTATAGCAAAGTTTACAGGGAAAAATGTTATACCCTTGCAATCCCTTGAACATGCTAAGTTTCGTTTAAGTAAGACAACTGACAAAGAATCTCCACATAAGATTCATGCAGACGGGCAAACAATAAACGATAAAAACAAGTGGGCAGGAGTACTTTATCTTACTCCTACTACACAAGAAATTGAAGGCACGATTTTTTATAAAAACACAATGTTAAATAAGTCGTACCTCACAGACAAACAAGATATCAAAAGTATTTTGAATTTTGGATCTGATGACCCAAATCAATGGCAAAAAGAATTGGTATCTTATTTTGTATACAATAGATTAATTGTATACAGGGCTGATATGTTTCATGCTCCAGGACCCACGTTTGGAGACACTGACGAAACAGGAAGACTTGTTCAATTGTTTTATTGGGAAGAACTATGATTACAGGAGATCAAATGATATTAGAAGTAGAACTTTATGCTAAACCCGTCAATGACGGTCAGTTTTGGATTTTAACTGACGGCGAAAAGAAAGTAGGAAACGTCTGTGCTAACCACGCAGGATTTGGTGTAGAATTGCAAGGTAGTTTTTATCAATTTACAAACACCAAAGAAATTGAAAAGAAAACCAAAATCAAATTCTTATCACAAGAAAAATCTAAAACAGAAGTAGCAGTTCCTTATCCTGAATATCCTACAACAGCAAGAACTTACAATTCAGTTTTTGACGTTAAACGAGGATTACATGTTTTTACAAAAACTAGAAAAAGCAAATGTTTCCATGCGGCAGGTTGGTTTGTAGTAGAACATAACGGTGTAAACCAAGTAATGTTCTGTCCTAAGTATATTTTTATTCAACGTTATCCGTATTTAGGTCCATATAAAACCAAAGAAGAAGCAAAAATTCAGATAAATATATAGATATAATGCTACATATCAAATCGTTTATTGATAAAATGTCAGCAATAGAAGGTAAGCAGACTACGAGCATTGTCTTGCCAATTGGCGAGGCCCGAGGGTTGCGTGACGATATCAGCAAGTTGTTAGCAGACTTGCATGAGTTATCGAAGGAAGATAAAAAGAATGAAGAAGTTATTACAGTACAGGTTAAAGGGGGCGGTTTTAAGTGAGTAGAACCCAACCGTCAGTAATACTTGAGTTTGTCGATAAAGACACCTACAAGTGTGATCAAATTATAGAAGCCGCAGGTATTTGGGCAGTGTTCTATAATGACCAACCTATCAACCTAAAGTCCTCTCATTATCTAGCAAACGATGCGGCTCCTAAATACAAAAAGACTAGTTTTTCAAATCCAGGTCACGCTAGAAATTTGTGTCGTAAATTAAATGCACAATTTAAAACGGATAAATTTACAGTTGTCTTTATGAGTTCGGGACGCACAGTATATCCCGATGATGTCTCCTAGATCAAAAGAAGAAATTACACAAGCAGTACTAAAAGAACTACCTAGATGTAAGTGGCATTCAGTTCCAATTGGTAATGTAGTTTTTGATTGGTGGTTGACAGGTAGGGGTGGCCAAGGTCTTCGATTATCGGATGTAGGACTTAAAGCGTTTACTGAAGCCAATATATCCTCTTGGAATTTTCCATTAGGACTAGAATCTGATAAGAAAACTAAACGCAGAAAAATTATTGCGCCCGAGGCATTTGTATCAGAATTAATTAAAAAAATTAAATGTCCATATTATCTTGGTGTATACCGAGTAAATGGCGAAAACAGAGAACCCTACATAAAAGTATTCGACCATCAAACAGCAATGATGATGACTATATATGGCACTTTACGTGACTACTTAGATGCCCAAGAGTACAAATATGATAACTGACTTGCTGGGAGAGTTTACATATAGAGCACCTGGATACGCACTAAATTCAAAAAAGAAAGTTTTCCTCGTCAATTATCTTACTTTAATCCAACCAGTAAAAACAGGGGGATTATATCACGCTCCAGTTGATCAAATTACAATTAAAAAAGTCTTTGAATCCTTGTTAAGAGAATGGGGAGTTTCTAATTTATCAGACTGGACTTTAATCATTGATGCTAGAGACGAATGGTTTATGCCCCATGTAAGTATAAACAATGTCTTAAAAGATTGGTCTAAAAAATTTAAAAAAATTGTTATTGAGTCTAATTCAATATTTGACCCGGCAGAAAGCAAATATGCACAGATAGATTTTCACCCTACAACATGTATCATTCTCAACGACTGGTATACTGACTTACAACAAAAAAATATAGACTGGTTTAAGATTCAATATGAAAAACATTTTATTGCCTTAGCCAGAAGACCGTCTAAAGCAAGAGTTTTATTTGTAAAAAGTTTGTTTGATGCAGGATTTTATCCTGAGATTCTTAGGGCATCTTGCGGATCCATTATTGACAATGTAGCATCGTTCATTACAAGAAAACCTATAATAATTGCTAATCCAAAAGATTCCTTAGATTCTAATTTGTCATCAGATTCGGAATCCAACCAAACAACACAATTAGAAGAAATTGTTAATTATGAAGAATTATTTTCTCCGTATGAATGGCCGGTGTATGTAGATGGTAAAACTGCCACCGATGATATTATGGTTCACACAGACGGGCATCATATATTTTATACGAATGCCGTAAACGTTGTTTGTGAAACAATGGAGCTAGATAGTCAACCTATCAATTTGAGTGAAAAAACTTTTAAAGCATTTGCATGGCACCAAATACCCCTTTGGCACGCATCACCCGGAACCGTACAACTTGTACGTGATTTGGGATTTGATGTTTTTGATGATATAATTGACCATAGTTATGATTCATTGCCCTATGAACAACGTAAAGATTTTGTCGTGCAACAAATGCATAATTTTCAACAAACATATCCTACAACTGAATCTCTCAGTAAACTTAAAAGGAATATTTGGTCCAGACTAGTTGCAAACAACCAAAGAGTAGAATATTGGGTCGAGTACGAAAGTAACATCCGTAACACTCTATATAAAAAGTAACACTTTTGTATATAAGGAATAAATAGTCATTGTAGGAGGGTCCTACAATGTGAGTATATTTTACGTAATTTAAAATACCAAAAATACAATCACAAATCCTTGCAAACAGATAGACACACGGAGACTTATGAACGCAATTATAAACCTCACAAGAGGCAAAGTAAACGGTTTGATTAGTTGGCTTGAGAGGTGCGATGGACAGTTTTGCGAAAATGTTAGTATGGTAGCATTAGGCGCAACAAGTTTGTTCATCATTGTGCATTCTTTGGCATCAATCGGCTAATAGATCAGTCCTTTAGAAACAAATCAATATGCCCAGATTTCTGGGCATATTTTTGGGCAAAATAGGCTTGACTTTTCCTTTGTAGTTGTGTAATATAATAGAGTTATAAACTATTACACACAGGGACACACATGGTTACTAACACATTTCCTCTGATACAAAAGTATCTTATTATCATATGTTGCAGTTGCGTATTAGCCGCATGCGGCGGGGGCGGTGGAAGCACTAACGTAGGTGCGGCTGTTGTAGGAGCCAGCACTGGCGGTGGAAGCGGAAGCAGTAGTTCCAATAATACGCCGGCGCCTCAAATTACTTCATTTACTGTAACACCAACGTCTGCCAAAGTTAATGAATATGTCACCCTTACATGGGCTACAACTGATGCTACATCCTGTACTGCCAATGTAGATTGGCAAGGAAGTAAAGATACATCAGGTACTGAAGAATTTAAAGTTACGCAAGAAAAACAATACCAATTTCGTTTAACTTGTGACGGTAATGGACAAGCAGTTGCATCTGTATACGTAGATGTTGATGATCCGTATACAGAAGGTTCATGCACTACTCCACACTCTACTGCATTCCCAGAAAGATATATGGGTCCACTGGACATACCTTATCCCAGCAACACGTTACCTAATCATTGGTTACGAGACATGGGGTTAAAAGATTTTAGTTTAGAATGGGTATACGACAATTATTCTCGTCACAGTTCGTCTTGGGCAGAGAATTGTACAAAAGAAGAATATGTTAAATTACATTATCGTATGACTATAATGGAACTTGCAGAAACCGGGGCAAATTCACTTACTATCTATAATTTCGGTTATTGGGAAAATGCTAATGCTGATCTTTGGGTATTAGAAGATGCTTGGTGGCACATATCCAAAAAAACTATCGAATACATTGTCAAAACAGCCCATGACTATGGAGTTGAGGTTCACTACGTTTGGCAATTTATGCCATTGGATAAGTATGATCGCTGGTTGTTTCCTTTCAGTCAAGGCGCAAGAGTAGATCATGCATTAATTGATAGAATGTGGGATGCACATGAAAACTTAATGTTAGAAACAGCAGAGTGGGGAGAACAAATCGGGATCGATGCCCTTTCTGTTGATTGGAGTGCAATGTGGATATGCTTTTGTGGAGTAGATGGTGAAATACCTAATGATTCGCAAGCACAAGTTGAATTGCGTGATCACTGGATGACAAGAGTATCAGAGGCTATTGATGTTATCAGGTCAAAATTTAGCGGAGAAATTTGGATAGGTGACGGACCCATTTGGAATGATTGGCGTGTGTTAGAAAAAGTAGACATTATTCAAAAGTCGTTTGGTGGGTTTATCAGAGACGCAGAAGAAAACAAATCAATGACCGTAGAACTCATTAGAGACAGATTATTAGAAGATATGGAGAGGTCTTATAATAATTTCTTTGGTCACGACGGTCAGAAACCCAAAGGCAGTTATTCTACATCACAAGATGTGCCTGTAGTCTTTCAAATCGTGTCACAAAGCACAGAGTTTTTTCCCTATCGCGGTTGGATGGAAGATGGATTTTGTACTCCGGGAACTATTGAAGGATATTCCGATCCAAAATGTGTTCAACTTCCTGTTACTAGAGAAGCAATTGACTTTTCTAGGCAAGCAGTTTTTTATGAAGGGGTATTGCAAGCAATTAGTCTACAAACATCTTGGACTATTGCAGGAATTCAACCTAGTTGTAGTTATTGGCTGACGCCGTCATTGCAACGTGCATCACAAGAAAAAGATATCCCCTCAGTTAGAGAAGGATTTCCAGAAATTTCACAATCTATTAGAGGCAAGCCAGCAGAAAATATTTTAAAGTACTGGTGGACTGGAGTCCACGATCAATATGATCCTGTATTCTCGGACTAGGCTTGACATTAACTAACAAAAGAAGTAAGATAGAACAATGAGCATATTAAACGAAGGTAGATATAAAGGTAATCTAGCATGGATTGGGCAACTTCTCCATAACGACGGCTTTGATGCTGTTGCTAAATGGATGCAAGAAATTCCTCAGCATGACAAAGAAGATGTCAGATTTATGATGGAACTTTTAGCCAAAGAGATTGCTACGTTATCAAGACCAGACTTGTCTGCTAATGACGCATATGTTCCTAAACCAAAGCAAAAGGAAACGGGTATAAAAGGACTAAGGGAAGCAGAAAAAATCATCAGAATGAAGCCAAAATTGCGTCTTGTTGACTCAAAATTTGACCCAAAAAAGGATAAGTGATTGATTTTTAACGGCAAAAAAGTTAAAAAAACATGCAAAAAAGGCTTGACATTTGGGTAGAATGGTGAGATAATATATACATATTGACACAGAGAGGAAATTTTATGTATTATATCATTGACACAACAAACAACGGTATTCACAGAGAGCCCAACAGACGTTCATGGCAGTCTACCGTTTACAAAACTGCAAGTGCCGCTAAAGCAGGTATCACCCGTACTGTTAAGTACTATCAAAAGGCTTTTGATCAGGTAGATGAGTGTCTTGCACAAGGCAAGCCTGACTATCATGCGCCGATGTACAACGCATACCGTGATGCTACTGAACCTCAGTTCAAGCGTATGCACAAGCAATTTGCATCTAGTTATGAAATCGTTCATGTTGACGAGTATGTTGAGCCTATGGTCACTAGAACTGGTAGAGCACCAGGTACTGGTAAAGAAATCACTGTTACCCTGCCACTAAGTCAAGTTGGCGGTTGTTGTGATCCATTAACTGAAACTTACTGGAGCATGTAGGATGTATTTAGATGATAGCCAAAAAACAACCGAGTACAACGGCATTCGTTACCCAAGTTTTCACGGTAGCCCTTTTGATAGGGGCAGTGCTGACAGTTATTATCAGCGAGGTCAATTTCCTCACTACTGGCCCGAAGGTACAGGCAATGGTGAGCAAGTCAAAGAAAAAGACATGACCCCTGCCGAGATTGAAGCATACATGGCAGGGTTTGAGTTTAACGAGTCAATGCAAAACTTTAAGCAGTGGGACTAACAAATGGCTAAGTTTACACCTTTCGATTTTTCTGCAAATGATGTTTGGGCGGCGGCCGCCAAAGCCCAGCGTATCAATGGTCGTTATCTTAACAAAAATCATTGGGACAATGGTAAAGAAACCATAACCAATAGGCAGTTAATGCTTCGGTATCTTGGGGAGCCACATGCCCGTTTAGCACTCAGAGATAAGCACGATGGTGCTAAAGTTCGCCAATACTTTCAAGGTTTAGTTTTCAAAATGATCTCTGGTGAGTATATGTCAGAGTTTGATAAAAGCGCCGGAGAGGTTGCACAAAAGGAGCGTATCGACACCACGTATGATCTTGCTGTTATTGCAAGTCTTCCTGGTGTTTATGCTAAGGCTATTGTACGTGATGCACAGAATCGCAGGATCCGAAGTCTTAATAATAACAAAACACTTGGTAAGATCGGTGAAAGAATGGACCTTACTGTAGAGGTTCTTAAATCTGTTTATTCGCAAAAATGGGGTGTTTACTATACCACTTGCGTTACTCCCAATGAGGAAGTTTTATACTTTGCAAGTGCTAATATCAACCCTAAACCCGGTTTGTCTATTAAAATTAGAGGTACTGTAAAACAACATCGTGTTTCCGATGACGGTACACAAACTCAATTTAATAGAGTAAAAGTTGATACCGGTCCTAAACATGAATCTTAGTGATTACGTTTTTGTCACCAATCTTTTTACTTCACAAGAGTGTGATGATATTGTTAACAAGGCCCACGGTTACACGTGGCGCCAGCATAAATGGCACACTACTAATACAAAGGCTGGGTCAGTAGAAGAAATTGACGATATATTAGTTTGTGATGCCGATCCTCTATTGGAAAGCAAAATATCTCCCAAATTAATAAGTGTGTTTGGAAAATACAGTTTGTTATTTGGTCCAAAAAATAACCCAATTCAATTGATTAGTCAATGGGATTCTATTAGAATTAACAAATATACAGAAGGCGTGGGCATGAGAAGTCACATTGATCATGGTATTGACAGAGAGCATCCTGTACTAACAATGATAGCCTTACTGAATGATGAGTTTATTGGTGGTAATACATTAGTCTTGGACAAAGATGTATTACTTAAAAAGGGTGATTGTGCAATCTTTCCTAGCAACTTTATGTATCCACATGAAGTTAAGCCAGTGATAGACGGCACAAGGTATTCATTAAATATTTGGGCTTATTAATCCAATAAGGAGAAAAAATGACAGTACAAGTAGAAATTGGCAAAACTTATTCTATCACTAATAAGTGGAAAAAGTCTTATGTTGAAATCGAAGAATTTAAAGACTATGAAGGTCAAACCGGTGATAGTATCAAATACGAAACAGGTTGGCGTTCTGGTACTTGGGAAATTACTCCCCAAGATCAGGAAGAAGTAGACCAGTTAATGGATGCTCAATCTGAAGATTGGGAAGATGTATTGCACCCAAATGAATTCCAAGAAAACGAATTTATCGAATCTTGGGACGGATGTTGGGACGACTGGGACTTCTCAGGCGTAACTTCTAAATCTGATGAGGAACTAGAAGCCTTTGAAGAAGAAGTTATGGAAGAAGGTTCTGGTTGGTTTTTTGATAATGGTTGGGACTCTGCTGACATGGAATGTTACTTTAGTGGTCCCATAACAGTGGAGGAAGTGTGAAGGCATTGTTTTATTTAATGGTCGGATTTGTCTTTGGATATCTAACTTTTGCATTTATAGACGGCGGCTCCGGAGCCGTAGAACGTGAAATAATGTGGGGGGTTGGAAAACTACAAGAAGGATTTGATGCTATGATTTTATGGATCCAAAATTATACGCCTGAGGCTTGACATTACCTCTGTTATTTTGTATAATAATGTTTTACATTAGGAGTTAGTATGTCTGCAAGAATAATCTTATCGTTACAAGAAAGCGATTCTAGGCTTCACAAAGAAGATGTGTTGCGTAATACACTAGAAGCCGCACAGCAGGGCAATGCAGAAGCCGCAACGTTTTTAGAACTGGCTACTCTTTGCTACAACACATACGTAACTTTTGGTGTACGTCAAGTCCCTAATAAAACATCTACTACCTCAGAAATTATTGTAGATGAAGATACAGGGCAACGCACCGTGTCTGTTCATAGACCAACTGAAATCGAAGACAATTGTTTTGCAGAAGAAAATCCCTGGACAGACTTTAAAGCATTGTTAGCACTACTAGCCAACAGAGAATTGACTGGTAATGCGGCGCAAGAAGCAATCGAAGAAATGGCTGTTAGATTCAATGATGCAGAATGGAATCTATTTTGTGCGCCTGTTATTCGTAGAGATTTACGAGCAGGTATTTCAGTAACCACACTGAATAAAATTCTTAAGGGCACAGATTATGTTGTGCCAGTATTTAAATGTCAACTTGCAACCAATTCAGAAAACAGACCTGAAATGGCAGGTAAAAAACGCATTGAGCCAAAACTAGATGGTGTGCGTGTTATTATGACTGTTGACACTTCAACACCGACACCCGTTGTAACTTGTTATTCACGTAATGGTAAAGTGTTTGAAAACTTTACACACATTGAAGAACAGATTGCAGAAAATGCAAAAAAACTTTGTTCATTAATGGGTCCACTATTAGGTAGCAACATTAAAAAAGGTTATGTATTAGACGGTGAAGTGATTGGTAATACCTTCCAAGAACTTATGAGACAAGCACGTAGAAAAGAAAACGTGCAGGCTACTGATTCAGTTTTTAATATTTTTGATATCATGCCACTTAATGAATTTAGTATGGGTCATTGTAACGCCCAACTTAGAAAAAGAGTAGAAGTCTTAGAGAACATAAGACCTCTAGTTCAGCAATTGCCCAACGTAGAGTTGCTACCTCACATCATTGTAGATTTAGATACAGATGAAGGACAAAAGCAATTGCAATCATATGCAAATACCCAAGTCTCAGCAGGCTTTGAAGGTATTATGATTAAGGAACTAGAGGCACCCTATGAATGTAGCAGAAATGTACATTGGATGAAGTGGAAGCCTACGATTACAGTTGACTTAGAAGTAGTAAGACTAGAAGAAGGTACTGGCAGAAACAAAGGACGTTTGGGTGCATTAGTATGTGAGGGCGTTGATGACGGAAAACATATTAGTGTTAATGTTGGGTCTGGTTTTAGCGATGCAGATCGTAATAGTTACTGGACTGATCAAAATAGTATTATAGGCCGTACTGCTGAGGTACTTTGCGATGTAATCACTCAGAACCAAGATGGTACATATAGTTTAAGGTTCCCTAGATTTGTAAGATTTAGGGACGACAAATAGGAGAAAATTATGGATGTAATGAAAGAATTAAACAGTTTGAGTATTCGCAAACCATTAACTGAAGATCAAGTTAGAGATATTGTAGGAGCTCCTACAATTGAAGAAGAAAAGTTTTGTGTCTGTGGCGAAGAATTATCAGAATGCAAAGACAGTTATGTACACATGACTTCAGGGTTTTAATTTATGGCAAGAATTATTAAAAGCGAATGGCACCAAGTTGAATTACGATATTCAGTTGAACTGAGCAAAGAACTTCTAAAAAGTGTTTATCCGGAAAAGAATGAACAAGAAATTAATCAAGTTTATGATTCTATTATGGAAGGCAATACGCTGGTTGAAGAAGTTATAGATGATGCTGAAGATTTCGATTGGGAGTTTGACAGAGAGGACATGTGGACGGAGCGAAAGGGCGGCTACGATGTCACTTACGATTTAGATTTAGAGTTGAGTGCTCCAATCAATTGGGAGCCAGCAAACAAAACAGATGAGTAATGTAGAATGGCCCGAAGAGTGGCAACGTAAGGTTCCAAAAAATCTAGTAGGGTCGAAATACTCATTTGCAGACGGTGATTCCCTTGAAGTAGTCGAAGTTAAAATGCGAGACTATGACGGGGGAATTAGACCGTTTGTGTTTTATCAAACTAAACAAGGTCCAGGCATCCCACGCAAACTTGTTATGGAATATAACGAGTTTATTAAGACATATGGGCATTTGTTTCCTGATTTATTTAAATAGTAGACTTTAGGGCCATGTTATACACTAAATACTAGTATGAAATTATATAAAAGGAAAGGTACACCCTAATGTTTTTAGCATATTTAACAATGTTGACGGCACTGACTATCAGTGCGGTTGCCATATATTATTCAGTATCAGGTCTTGCCGCAATATTCGCCGCGGCCGTTATACCAATTATTATCATGGGCGGCGTGTTAGAAACAGCAAAACTAGTTACAGCAGTGTGGCTACATAGATATTGGGAACAAGCCAAATGGTGGTTAAAAGGCTACCTTAGTATAGCAGTTTTAATACTAATGTTTATTACTAGTATGGGTATTTTTGGATTCTTATCTAAAGCCCACATTGAACAAACTAGTATGAGTACTGAACAAACCGCTCAAATTCAAACACTAGAAGAAAACTTAGCACGTAGTCAATCTAGGGTAGATCGTTGGAATGAAGAATTGGATCGTTTACTTAACGGTGGAGGAGACTTTAGAGTTGACTCTATTTTAACTAGCACACAAAACGAGTTAAACGATTTATATGCTAGAATTGATACAGATAAAGAAAGAGAACGTGAATTAGCACAAGAACAAATTGCCCAACAAAATACAAGGTTAGAACAAGCCGGCAATAGAAAAACACAAGATTTAGAAGCCGCAGTCAGACAACGTGAACAGGCACTTGAAGCCGCAGAAAAATATAATACAGGTGGATTGCTTAATAATCAAACACAGTTGTATACTAATGCAGTTACGGCAGCCAACGAAACATATGATGTCAGAGTCAAGTCTATTGAAGACCAAGAACTTAGTGTTGCAAGTTCTGCTCAACGTGAGATTAGAAATATCAATAACACACTAAACACCAATCTAAGTGATATTGATGAAAGATATGCAACACAAGTCAATCGTTTGGTTACACGCATTGATGAATTACGTGCAGACACTACTAATAAAACAGATGACGTTGATCAACGTATTGATGAATTAGAAAGTTTAGTACAAACCGAACAAAACCAAATGGGTACAGTACGTGAGGAAAAGGCAGTATTAGAATCTCAATACCGTATGTTAGAGGCAGAAGTCGGTCCTGTAAAATATATCGCAGAATTTATTTATGGGGAAGAAGCAGACAACAATTTATTAGAAGAAGCGGTTAGATGGGTTATTATTGTAATTATCTTTGTGTTTGACCCTCTTGCTGTATTGTTGTTGATTGCATCACAATACACATTTGAATTTCATAGAAAGAAATTTGGATTCACATTCAAGCCAGAAGATGATCCAGAAGGGCCCGACGGCCTGGGAAAGCCTGAACCTAAATCAAATGCAAATGATCTACCCAGTGCTGTAGACGATGCGGCTACCGCAATGATGGAAAGTGCAAGCCCAAAACAACCATATAATATGGCTATCCATGAAAAACTTGAAGAAGATGAACAACTAAGAGACCCTGAACTAGATTTTAGTGCATTACAAGATAAGATAGACGAAACTAGAAAAGCATTTGAAGATTGGTACGCTGAAAACCCTCCAAAAATTTCAGCAGAGGAAGAAGTCTCGGATGAAAATATCTTGGTGAGTGAGCCGGAACCCGAGCCTGAACCAGAAGTAAACGTTGAAGTGCTTGACTTAACAGCCGATTCACTATTACCGTCAGATGGTAAATTACCAACTGATGGTAAAACCTATCAAAAGGTTTTAGGTTCTGATTATATCATTGACTTAGAAGGTAAACAAATACATAAAGATGCATTAAAAACACAGCATCCAGATTTGTTTTTAAAGATTGACGATGACGAAGGAATCAGTACTGGATTTGGAACAGAGTTTCCTAAATTAGCAACAAAAGGTGATATCTTTGTAAGAGTTGATCAAATGCCAAATCGTGTCTATAAATTTGAAGGCCATAAGTGGATGGAGATCAACAAAGAAAATACACAAACGTATATCTTTGATGAAGAATATATCAAATACCTAGTTGCAAAAATAGAGACGGGCGAATATGATTTGGACCTTTTATCCGAAAAGGAAAAGGCTGAAATCGAAGAATATCTTTTATCTCAACAAACCGCACAAAACGGGTAAATTTTACCCAAAATTACTTGACTCTTTTTTCATATCTTTATATACTAATACAGTAGTAATTAATTTATCCTGTTAGGAGGAAATATGAAGCGAGTAATGAAAACTGTGATCACCCTAGTTGCAGCCTCTACTGTGATGACCGGTTGTTCACTATTCGGGGGTAAAAATGCAGACAGTGTGGATGTTCCAAAAACTACTGCAATTACCAGACAGAAACTAAGTACCTATTTTGAAGACGACGGTATCCGAGTCAACTGGGAGTGCATTGATAGAGATTGGTTCCCTTCAATGGGTCTATCATGCGAAGAATCTGTTATCACAGATATTGAAGCAACTGTAACTGTGCCATCTAATGGTGGAAGCAACTTTGACGGCTTCAATGCGTTTCAGGTTGGTCAAATGGAAGCACAAGGTTTGATTTCTAGGTTTATCAACGAAGAAATTACTACTGAACGAGTAGTTGACCTTATGGTGCAAAACGTTGAAAAAGCAGATGATACGTATCGAAACCCTATTGCAGGTACCGGTACACAAACAGGTGGAGGATTCAATGTACGATCTGTAATTGGAGTAACTTCTGCTGAAGTACCCTCACCTACTGTTGATTCTAGTACACCAAACATGAACTTTGCTGTACGTTCTAATGTTAATGACACTGTACGTAATTTACAGACACAAGTCAGAGGATCGTCTCAAACTGTTCAGAGGGGCATTGTATTTGAAGTAGATCAAAAAGATGATCAATTACTACAAGTAACTGCTATTTGGAGTAAAGATAGAGCAGAAAGCATTACAAATCAATTAGCGCCTCTTTTTCGATAGGAGTGTACAATGAGAACTATACTAGGGGTAGTTTTCATTCTTGTAGCCTTCCCAGTACATGCACTAGTAGTTACTGGGGAGGCTAGTTCTTTTGAATTAGCCCAGCAACAAGCATTTAAAAAAGCAATAGACCATGAAATAGGCATTATTATTGATACTGAAAGATTTGTGGTTGATAGAGAATTGACTCACAACCAAATCTTAAGTTATAGTGCAGGTTACATAACTGATTACACCATTATTTCGCAAGAAGAAACAAACGGAATATGGAAATTAGAAATGGACGTTACTGTTGCAAGTTCTGTCTTAAAAAATTTTTTACTAAGCAAGTCAGACAACATTCAACAGTTTAACGGTAAAAACATCAAAACACAAATAGACTATTACAGGCGATCATTAATCGACGGTGATCGTTTAGTAAACAATACACTAAAATATTTTCCTACTGATGCAATAAGAGTTGATGCCAACGAATACTCTATAGTATTAGACAGCAACAGAAATATGTATTTACAGATTCCTTATACACTATCTTGGAAGCCAGAATACCTTAATGCGTTGCATGAATTGTTAAGTCTGTTTGCAATTCCCCAAAAATCTAACCTGTATTTTAATTTTGGTGACAATGATATATTGTATTTCGATGACCAGCAACTAATAAAATTGATAACTAATCACATGTCTAATGCGGACTTTATCGAAATAACCATTACTAGTTTGCATACTACGACCTTGCTAAATACGTGTGTACAAAACATTTTTTATAAGAATGGTGTCGGTTGGGATAGTCGCTCACTGTTATATAGAAGTAAAAGTAATGGGGTAAAAGTATATGATCGGTGGGTTGAGAATTATATCTCGGTTCCTATATCCTCAGAAATATATACCAAACTGGACGACATGTCGCAGATACAACTTAGGGTTTTATCAAGTAAAACTTGTCCCTAATACAGTAAAAGAACTTTATAATGGCAGATAATAAAAATCAAAACTGCTCTTTTTGTGGCAATCACAAAGACGCGGTAACAAAACTTATTGTAGGTGAAGACGTAGCAATTTGTTCTGATTGTGTCGTCCTGTGTCAGGAATTAATAGACGAAGAAAAAACTGAAAAAACTACAAAAAAGAAAGCGCCAAAAACTATTGACGCCTATAATATCTTACGTCACCTTGACAAATATGTTGTTGGCCAACACAAAGCAAAAATGGTCCTTAGTGTTGCAATTGCAAACCATTACAAAAGGGTATACAATCCACCAGAAGGGGATTTGCAAATACAAAAAGCAAATGTTCTCTTAATTGGACCTACTGGTTGCGGTAAAACTTTGTTAGCCAAATCAGTAGCCAAATATCTTAATGTACCTTTTGTTGTAGCAGATGCTACAAACTTAACAGAAGCAGGTTACGTAGGAGAAGATGTTGAAAACATGCTGAGTATGCTACTATCAAAAGCAGGCGGCGATGCCGAACTAGCACAGCAAGGAATCATCTTTATAGACGAAATAGATAAAATATCACGTAAGAGTGAGAGTACGTCTATAACACGTGACGTAAGCGGAGAGGGCGTTCAGCAAGCACTTCTAAAGATGGTTGAAGGTACTATTGCACGTATACCGCAAATGGGTAAACGTAAACACCCACAGGAACCCCTAATTGAATTAGATACTAGCAATATATTGTTTATTGCAGGGGGCGCCTTTTCAGGACTAGAAACTATTGTTAAAAATAGAACAACTGGCACTTCTATTGGATTTGGTTCCGAATTAAAAGAAAACAGCATAATAAACTGTGATGATTTAAAACCAGACGACCTAATAAAATATGGAATGATACCAGAATTTATTGGAAGATTTTCTACTAATATATGTGTAGAAGAACTAACAAAAACTGAATTAATCAAAGTATTAACCGGAGTTAAAAATAACTTTATTGACCAATACAAGCATTTGTTTAAGATTGACGAAATTGATTTGTCGTTTGACGATGACGCAATAGAAGAAATGGTTATAAACTGTATGACTTCAAAAATCGGGGCACGTGGATTACAAAGCGAAGTAGAACGTGTGCTGATGCCTCATATGTTTAATTCTGTAAAATATCGTAAAAAAGGAATCACAGAGATAAATATCAATAAGGAATTGACATTACAGCCAAAAAGTCTTTTATGAGTTATAACAGAAATCAAAAATACAAGAAAACCTTTCAACGCAAACCTAAAGAACAAACACCACGGGTGTTTGGTAATAAAGTAATAGTCATTGACGGTAATGTTGATCAAGCCCTAAGAAAACTCAAAAAGAAAATTTCTAATTCAGGGTTAATGCAAGAACTTAGAGATAGAGAGTATTACGAAAAACCAACACAAAAAAGAAAAGTTGCAAAAGCGATGGCAAAGAAACGTGAAAAAACACGTGTTTCTAAAGAATTGTTAAGTCGCAAAAGAAAATATTAATTTTATCCAATTTACTTGAAATTTTATAATTCGATCATATATAATAAATATCTATTGTTTTATAATAAACATATATTGTTTACAGATGAAAGAGGATAGGTTCATCTAGGGCAACGGACTTATTGTAAAGACTCAATAATACTCCCCTAGGTTTTGCGTACCTACTGTAAACAAATGATAAATAGATATGTGTTAAGATAGGTTTCTTATCACATGGTCGCCTAATTAGGGACCAACATTTAATCTTGCTTATTAAAGGAGAAATAACATGACAAGCAATATTCCAACCTTACGTCTAAATTCTTTAGACATTCCTTCAATTCACAAATTTGGCATCGGTTTCGATTCAGTCTTTGACGAGTTCAATCGTATTGCATCTATTGCAGGCAAGGAGAATTATCCTCCCTACAATATCATCAAAGAGTCTGAAGATTCGTATGTAATCGAATTGGCTGTTGCTGGGTTTAAACAAGACGATATTGAAATCGAAATTGAAAAGAACCAACTCACTGTTAGCAGTGTGCAACAACCCAAAGATGTGACTGAGGACAAAGTAGAGCCTGAGTATCTACATCGTGGCATCAGTGCAAGATCATTTGCACGTTCATTTACTTTAGCAGATCATGTTGAAGTAGACGGAGCCGCAATGAAAGATGGTATTCTATCTATTAAATTACATCGCAAAATTCCTGAGGAATTACTACCCAGAAAGATTGCAATTAAATCTGCTAAATAATATAATAGAAACTTAATAATTAAGTGCGGTTGTAAAAGGCCGCACTTTCATTAAGTCATACAAGGAGTAATACATGTCCGCAGAATTTGATACAGAACAGAAGATTAAACCAAACTACGCACTACAAGAGCCACCATTATATCGTGTGATTTATATTAATGATGAAGTGACTACTATGGAGTTTGTAGTAGAATCATTATGTTCGTATTTTAGTTACAACCCAGATACTGCAAGTCAAATTACTACTGATATCCATGATCAAGGGAGTGCAATCGTTGCCGTATTACCCTATGAAGTTGCAGAACAAAAAGGTATTGAAGTAACCTTAGACGCTAGGTCTAGAGGATATCCGCTACAAATTAAAGTAGAAGCAGAGGCTTAAATTGAAACAGAAATTCTTTTTGCGTAGTAGTTTTTAACGTCAGATTTATCTGTTAGTGGATTTGTAAGAGCAAGTATATCATTCTTTCTCGGTACCAGTAGAGTTGCTTCTACTGGTTTTCCATATGAACCATATACCCAATGAGAAACTTTTGCTTCTGTGTCTGAATTTAGTATAGTGTCAACTGGCGCCTGTAATTGTGAATATTCTGGCACTTGACCAAAATAACAATTAGGATTTGGAACAGCATTAGTGATTACAATAATCTTTCTAACATCACCGTGGCGCTGTAATTTTTCAATAGTTTGATGTAGGAAACCCATATCATCTAAACGATATTGATAAAATTTTAAATCATCAATAGAAATAGATTTCCCGGGCTCATGTGCAGTTTCCCAGCAACAAGAACCCATAACAGCAACGCCATCAACAATAATAACATTGTGATGTAGCATTGCTACATTGGGAATTTGCTCAGAAATACTAAGTAACTCCTGAGTTCGTTGATTAATATTATCAACGCCTTTATATTCTAGTTCGCCAGGAACAAAAAATACCCCTTGATACAATTTACTAAGATGAGCAAGAGTTTGTGTTAGTGTATGCAAATTAGAACTAACGTTTCCGCTTAATAGACAGTACAAACTTGTAGGTTTACCTTCCCAATTAAAATTATCATTAGGTTCTAATTTAAGGTCACTGATTACATCAAACCCAATCTCTATCATGTTGGCAGCCTACTTATTTGGCTACAGTTAATTTTTTTGTACCTTTTTTAACAGGTGCTTTTTTAGGTGCGGGCTTCTTAGCAGGTTTTTTAGCAGGTGTCTTTTTTGCGGCTGGCTTTTTAGCCGGTGCTTTTTTAGCAACAGGTGCTACTGGTTCTGCTGGAGCAGATCCGCCACCACTTGAAGATTCGCTTTTACCCTTAAAGACGTGCCATCCTGCAAATGCAACAAATGCAAGTACGACGGCTAGTCCCAAAATTTCAGATTCGCTCATTTGTTTCTCCTTTTTATGAGTTCGTAGTATTTATCTGTGTGCAGTAACCAACATCTTTTTCCAAGTGACTTGATAAAGGATTAAGTAAGTAGTAGAATAAATAATTTAGAGACTATTCTATTACAAGAACCGAAAGGAGAATCTAAAATGGAACCCAAAGAAGCCAGACGGCAACTAAGGGAATGGATGAACGAGGACTTACCTTCAATCACCAAACAAAAAAGGTTTGTATTTCGCCCAACTCAAAAAGAAATTGTCCAAACATATAATGTACTAAACACTGCATTATTTCAAGGTAGACTAATTAGACCTGTTATTGAAACTGTAAACAAAAGAACTTACTGGGGTTTGTGCCAGGCTACAACTTGGCATCCAAAACAATATAAAACCAGATCGAATTGTGAAATTTTATTAAGCGAGAAATGGTTTTGTAGGCAGTGGTTTATCGATACCCTAGCACATGAAATGGTACATCAATACCAATGGGACATTGACGGACCAAAAAGATGTGCCCAAGGAAAAGAACCAATTATGTCGCATGGACCTAGTTTCTTTAAGCATAAAACAAAATTAGATCGTCATGGTTTAAACTTAAAAACAGCACACAGAATTAAAAAGTGGTTTCAATACCAAACTTTGTCTAAGTGTTAAAGTACGATAAATATATGCATGGAGAATGCAAATTATCGTAGCCTGATCGACTCTTTATCTTTTATTGCTGAAGATGTTACTCTAAGTGCTAGCCAAATAAACAAATATCAGTCTAGGTTTGAAAAATTCATAGACATGATCCGCAATGGTGACTCTTTCTATACAGTAGACAGAGAAGAAGTTAAAGCCGACCCCGCAGAAGCAGACAGATTTCAGGGATTAAAAGACGAAGACCAATTCAAAGGCACATTAAAAATGCGTTTGACTAGCGGTGACGAAATTGCCCTCAGTAAATTATTAAAGACAGCAGATTTGGGAGGTCAAGCCGCGGTCGGTACTCCAGATTCAGCAGAAGAAGTCGGTAAAGAAACTGCACTACTTAAGCCTTCACAAATAGGAATTACAGATAGAGATATTCCTGCAGGAGAATTAGGATCAGAAATTATCAATAACGAAGTACTCAATTCTACCGAGTATGGTAAAATTGTTATACAAATGGCTATCGAAATCTTAGAAGGTAAAAACCCGATTATACCAGAAGATGTTCCTGCTAAAGTCCGTTCTTCTATACACGATTACGCAGGTGAATATTTAGGTGTATTAGCATTGATTGTAGGTACATCACGTTTTCCAAGACGCAGAAGTTTTGAAGAATGGTTGGGTGGGGCCGTTAGTGATTTAACTATTAACTTCCCAAGTGCCGCTAACAATAACATTGCTGACAGTTTTGCGGCTATCCAAAATAAGACTACGAATCACACTATTAATATCTCAAGTAAAGGAAAAGGCGGCGGAGCTCCGCCAAGTATTAGTGGACTAAAAGTTCCTGATCATCTAAAAGAGAATCCTGATTATGAGGCATCTATCAAGTTTATTGATATATGTCAATCAGATGCGCCTCTCCCAACGCCTAAGACAGTTTCGCAAGTATTCTACGCTATGAACATCTTGGCACGATACGTACCTGATGCAGTGCCAAAAGAATTTGTACCTTACCTACCTTGGAAAGACAGTACGATTGCTGAAGTTAACGAAAGTTTAAAAGCATTCAAAACATCGACACCTATAGATATGCCTAAATATGCTAGTTTATGGGAAAGCACAGATTTTAAAGCGCCATCTAGTGACGGCGGCAAATTAACTTATGTAGTTAAGAAAGCAGTAATGGAAGCAGTCAACGAGGGCGGCGCATTACCAGAGTTTCAAAGTGTTATTTTAGAAATTTTAGACATGAACTTTATACAGCAGTATGCTGACGTATCTACAAAGAAAGGTCCTAAAGTTATGTCATTTGCTACGCAATGGCCTGCTAAACTTGAAGGTAAAATTACATTAGAATCTAAGTCAGGTGCAACTGATCCTACTAAAGGTGGATTTTCATTTAAGTTAGCAAACACTGCGCCCAAAACTGTTATTGCTGAACCGGACGAAGGTGACACAAAAGATGACGCCATTATGTCAAAAGGTGACATAAAGAAACAAGCAAAGAAAATAACTAAAGGTGGAAGCAAAGAAGTCACTGACATTTTTAAAAAACCTGAACCAACAACTGGAGTTGGAAGATCAAAACGTAAATAGGAATAAACATGGCAGAAAAAAATGACGAATTTGGAATAGGCACTACACCTATTAATATACAAAACAAAGAAGTAGAACCCTATATTTACGAATGCAAGTTAGAAAAAGTTGTTGATGGTGATACAATTGATGTTACGTTTGATTTGGGCTTTAACGTTTTAATGTCTAATCAAAGAGTAAGATTAGCAGGCATCGATACTCCAGAAAGCAGAACTAGAAACAAAGAAGAAAAGAAATTAGGATTAGCCGCCAAAGCCAGACTTAAAGAAATTTGCAAAGGCAAAATCAAAGTACAATCTTTGGGTAAAGGAAAATATGGTAGAATTTTAGGCATACCTTTTACAGAAGACGGTAAAAGTATTTGTCAAATGTTAGTTGATGAAGGTCATGCTAGACCATACGACGGCGGCAAAAAAGAATCCTGGACTGATTAAGTCTTAAATACAGTTATGTATAAACACCTATCGATAGAGTACTCCAGTGTCACTGGAAATTATGAACCACTCACATTGCACTTTCGCATTTATGAAACGCCCATTGCACAAAAGTGGGCCGCACTATTAGATGAATCTATAAAAAAGTATACTATAGACGATCCAGAACGCATGTATGGATTTGATACGTTGGAAATAGAAAAGATTAAAGCAATTAATGCTATTAATAATTGCATAGACATTATTAACACATACAAACCCGGATTTATAGAAAAAAGATTATACGACACAATAGACCAAGACACGTTAAACTATCTGCATCATATATTTGAGGTCTATCACGGCATGCTGAACGAGCCACATGAGTTCTTTCAGAGTGCACCTAAAAAAGTTCAACGTGCATTAGGTCAACTAAATTTAGAAGTGCATCGTTGCGAAGCAATGGCAGAAGGTACTGTACGCAAAATGCTCCCGACCCATTTAGTTACATATTACGACATGCCCCGAGGTCCTGAAGCACGTACATTAGATTTAGAAGATTACAACGAGTTTGAAGATTTTTATATATTTGGAACTGTATATCTATTGTACGTAGAGATCGGAAAAACATTACAAGACTTGTCAATTGATGATGATCATCATATCTCGGATGAAGCATACAAACCATTCAGACATTATGCTAGTGACTTTGTTATACGTTATTTTCAATCATCACAGACTAGTTGGTTAGAAATGCGTAAACTATATAAACGTCACTATGACGAAAACAAAGAATTTTACGATGCTAGATATGAATATAGTCATCCATATAATAGACCGGGTAATATACCATTAGCAACTATAGACACATATTTGTCACCCAAAGAAATAGTTGAGGGGATTAGAGACAGACAGCGGGTAACTAATATCCAAATTGTTTGACTTTGATTTATCAGTATAGTATTATATTAAAAATAACTTAGGAGTTAACATGGCAGAAATAAATTTTGTACAAGAAGAATGGCATAGAGTTTTTATTAAAAAAACTATGTGTGCGTCTACAAAAGATTGGGAAGGTAATGAAAAGGTTACCGAAGAAGAACTTATACAGTACCTTTTAGAAGGATCAACCGGTGACGATGAAAAAGATGACTTTTGCTGGGAAAGAATTGCTGAAGCAGAATGCGTTGAAGATTATGAACCCGATTGGTGGTCTGATCGCAAAGGCTGTACAGAAATTGAATATCAATTAATAGAGGAATAAAAATGGCATCATTAGTACCAATGGTTTTAGAACAAACAAGTCGTGGTGAGCGTAGTTATGACATTTACAGTAGATTGCTACGTGATCGTGTTATCCTTTTAGAAGGAGAAGTACACGATCAAATGGCTAATCTTATCGTAGCACAGTTGCTATACTTAGAAAGCGAAAACAGTGATGCAGATATCTCACTTTATATTAACTCGCCGGGAGGTAGTGTGACTGCTGGCATGGCTATCTACGATACTA